AAAATGCTTTCTACTCCTTTTATGAGCGTTCATATTACATCCGTTAATATGGCGCCCGACAGAAGACAAAGTCAAACTCTTGTTAGAACAGTTTTACTTGACCAGGTTATCGCATCTTGCATTTCAGCAAATGTAATAGCAGTCCAATCTAAAGGATTATCGCTTGTTTGAAGATCTATTGATGGATTAAAGAGCATCATAATCTGTTCCATGAGCTGCATCTTTTGATCTTGATTGCTTGTCCACATATCTAACTGAAAAGTAAAATTATAAGGAACAGGCATTATTCTTTTAACAGTAAAACGATCGCCTAATTCATTTGGTATATATTTTCCTTCTTCAAAATCAAATTTTCGTTCATCAACTAAATCAGTTCTAACAAGAGTTTGACTTTGTCTTCTATCAGGTGCCATATTAATAGCTGTGATATGGATACTCATAAAAGGAGTGGAAAGCATTTTATTTTCACTGTTTAATCTGATAATCTGACTAACCATTCTTGATGGTTCACCCCATCTTACTGGAACTTGTCTTATTTGTATAGTGCCATCAGATCCTACTCCTGTTTGGACTACAAAACTTCCAAACATTCTAATTGTTTGAAGTATCAATCTTCTGATTTGTTCGTCGTAAAAAAAATCCATGGATTATTTTCTCCTATATGCTATTTAATGATTATGTGCTGTTAAAATAGAAAAAAATTTATTCTATATCAGGTTTTGGATGGTTTCTATGTGGAATTATTTTACTAACACCAACTCTACTATCAATAATTCCACCAGAAGTTCTGGTTTTGTTACGATTATTAATAAAGGTTTCTAGTGTTCGGTTTGCGGTTTGCCATTTCTTACGGAAATCGACTTCTTTACGTAGCCATCTTGGACCTTCTCTCTTAAAGAGAACGTTTGGTTCGAAATCTGTTCTTAAAAACCATGCTCCATCTGGTGGATTATCTGGAAATTGTGTTCCCGAACCTAATAATGACGCGCCATTTGGTGGCTCTCCGTCTGTCATAAACAAATATGGAAGTCCATTTTCGTTTTCTTCAAAAACATATAAATGTGTATGTTCAAGATTACGATTTGGAACCTGTCTTTCTGCTTCAGCAATAACTGATTCACTTATCGCTAGTTCATCGGCAAATGTGCTAACCAAATCACGCAATGATGTTCCTGGATCATCAGGATCTACTAAGCCGCTGTCATTAAACGATGCGGCATTTTTATCAAGTATTTCTCTGTATTCTTGACTATCAGTAAGCGGACTTACTTTAATTCTCCAGATATGTGGAAACCAAGTTGGACTGAATCCTTCAGCAGCACGATTTGCGTCTTCAATTTTGTAAAGCTTTGGAATTACTGGGCCGAAATCTTCATCGGGATCTTGACTTAACAATGTATCATCTAAAAGATGCGGCAGCTCAATAACATCACCGGACATTAACTTTCTGCCCATAATGTCAATCATATCGTTAATATGAAAAGAAACAAACAATGTATCATTGCTTAGAAAAAGACCAAACTGACTTAAATCAAAATCATTATCTTGAACATTATAAACTCCACGAAGTTCATAAATGTCATTATCGTATTTTCTATCTCTGTTTTCTAAAAGTAATAAATCTTGTATTGTTGTCTCGAGTGGATCAATAATAGTTGGCTGTGTTAAATCTTCACTTTCGCCTTGTTCGATTGGACCTATATATTTGTGAACAAGAAAAGCTGTGCCGCCAATACGAAACATTTCTCCAATGGTTCGATCGAAAAACTTAAAATCATTTTGTTTTTTCTTATTCCAGAATGCTAAACGTGGCATATATTATTCCTTGATTACGAAACGGTTTTTAGTGTAATACTATGAAGATATCCAACGCTAACAGTAGCCCAATCAGTTAAATTACCAATTTGAACAGGAGAAGATCTTTGAATAAGTACTCCATCCCCGATTTTGCCGTTATCTTGATCACCCCAAGACCATATTGTTCCGTCGGTTTTTACTGCGTGGCTATGTTTATCTCCACCACCAACACTAGCCCAATTAGTCAAAGAACCAATCGGAACAGGAGAAGATCTATTAACAATCGTTCCATCTCCAAGTTGACCATTGTTATTGTTACCCCACGTCCACAAAGTCCCATCGGTTTTTACTGCCAGAGAATGAGATGTTCCGGCCTCAACACTAGCCCAATTAGTTAAATTACCAATTTGAACAGGAGAAGATTTATTGATAATTGTTCCATCTCCTAAACGACCTTGACCAGCGATGCCCCAGGCCCACAAACTACCATTGGTTTTTACTGTAATAGAATGACCGTCAGCAGCACTGACACTAGACCAATCTGTTAATAATCCAATTTGAACAGGAGAAGATCTAGTAATAGTTGTTCCATCTCCAAGACGTCCACCATTATTACCCCAGGCCCATAAAGAGCTGTCAGTTTTGATCATAAGAGTATGTCTACTTCCAGTATCGAGAACACTAGACCAATCAGTTAATGCTCCAATCTGAACAGGAGAATTTCTATCGGTAGTATTTCCTTGTGCAAGCTGCCCAAAGCCATTGTCGCCCCAAGCCCATATTGTTCCATTAGTTTTCCTTGCAACGGAGTGATACTGTCCTCCCGAAACGCTAGACCAATCGGTCAACAATCCAATCTGGACAGGTGAAGATCTATTAGCAGTATCTCCAAGTCCAAGTCGACCAATAGTATTTAATCCCCAGGACCATAAAGTTCCATCGGTTTTTACAGCTAGAGAATGCTGCCATCCAGCATCAATACTTGCCCAATCAGTTAACGCGCCAACTTGAACAGGAGAAGATCTATCATTAGCATCTCCAAGTCCAAGTTCGCCATTATTGTTATTACCCCAAACCCATAAAGCGTATGCAGATGGGCCTGCCGGCGCCACGTATGTTTCTTTAGCTGTTAATTGTCCGCCTGTTAATGTAAGTTGTCCTGTAACTGTGATCTTACTCATTATTTTTTATCCTTCAAAAATTACTGCTTCGTCAGCAGCTTCGTTTGGCAGTTTATCTTCTTTCCAAGCGTCTTCCCATAGATATTCAAAATCTTTGCTTTCTCTGCTATAGTTTATAAGTAAATATCTATCCACTTTTTCCATAAAAATTGTAAATTCATCTTCAAATTCTTCGTCAAAAGATTCAAACAATTCATCTAAATCGTCTTCTTCTACTTCTGTTAAAATCATCTCTCTGGAACGAATCATTTTAGTCATATCGTGTTTAGACACATAATCAACATCATCGGATTCATGTTCAAGCAATCCGTGTTCAACTTGCCAATGATTATCGTTTTCGTTGATAATCTTTGCCCAACGAACACCATTATCAAAAACATATGTTTGGCCTACTTCGGCTCCTGCCGTAGAAATACCTAAATCGATTATTTGATTTTCAGTAACAACTTCTTTAGAGAGGTTTCCTTGAAGTATATTTAGATATTCTTGTATATCGCCTGCGCTTTCGCTTTCTGACATTTTAATCATTTCCATATAAACGAATTTTATATAATCCGTAACATCCTATTGCTAAAGTAATCGCTCCACCTATAAGACCCGCTATACTGGTTGGATTGCCAACACTTGCCTGCCAGATGCCGCTTAAAATACCTACTATACCTATAGCTATAGCACCGATCATTAAAGCCTTTTGACTTAACATTTTATTTTCCATCATCCAATAACGAAACCCAACGGCTCTCCGCCAGCACCATAATTCATCAATACATCTTCAAGACGTTCAATGTCAGCCATTCCTTCGGATTTAATTTCAGATCCGTTTAGTGTAGTTCCACCTTGCGGTCCAACGATCTGTGAATATTTTCCTCGTCCCTCTCCAAGAATCACTTTTCCACGAGCTACGCAATAATCAACTATCCAACTTTTTGCGTATAGATCTTCGATTAATTCATCATCTGTTCTAAAAAAGTATGCCCAGAGAAGAATAGTTTCTGATCCTCGAACATGTCTAATAATAGTAAGTTTTTTGGAATTTGTATCCCACGTAAACATAACGTGTTCTCCAAATAGAGTTCCAATTAGTTCTTGATATTCTGTAAACAATCTAAATGTTGCCAAACCGCCTTGACGTCCTGCTTCCAACAAATAAAAGTTTGTAAATGCAGCATTAAATGGATCAAAAGTAACGCCACCTTGCGTTCTTCCCAATCCACGTCTAAAAAGTTCTCTAACTTCTACAATTTCTGTTGGAAGCGTATATTCAAACTTGTCTTCTTGAAGTTCTAAGAAAAAATAACCTTCTTCAACACTGTTTGAATCTCTATTACGATACATATCAAGTGTTGTTTGGATAATTTCTTCAACATCTTCTGGGTCGAACTCCAGATCGATGATTCTTCCAGCCAATCTTGTTATAACTCTATTTGCAAGGGTTTGTCGGACTTCACTCATAAAAATACTCCGATAAATGTGAACAACACTATTTATCGAAGCGGAAAGAATATTAAACTATAGTATTACTGATCGTATATTTGATCTATAAAGGCTTTTCCAAAATCATTTAGATCGCGGGTTCCAATTCCAGCATATATTCCATGTGGTTTTTCGATAGACCAATTATTTCTAACCCAATAATGCTGGTGTGCGCTCCAATGAAGTATCTGTTCATTTTCTTGATCACAAAAAATAAATTTGTAAGGAGGGAACCATTTTGAAGGATTAGCTGATAAACTATCTTCCATTGATGGTTCCCATGTCTCTTTATCTTTATGCCATCTATCCATAAACATATGACATGCCCATGCTGTGCCGCCATTAATACCCATAGTATCTTTATATTCTTTTGGATACTGTTTACCCTCAGAAAACTCCCTAATATCGGCTTTTTTATTAAGAGTTCCAACGGCATACAGAGCATCGATGTATTTTACCTGATACCAGTTGCGGCGTAGAAGATTTGCGATCCATGGTTTGAAATAGGGGATACTGCGTTTGAGCGTTTTGTTAGCTTCTTCCAGATACGGATCAGCTTCGTCAAGTTCTTCTTGGGTTAATTTATAGGTAAATTCAGAATGATGGGATTTATGTCCGTCGAATGACCAATGAACTACTTGATGACCCGCATTATTAGCAGCAATGCCCCATGCTGTATCGGAGCCTTTTGCGCCGCCACTTAGCATTATATCGACATCAAGCTTATCAAGAAAAGGAACGTTTTCAGGTATCATATTAAATCCTTATCAAGCCTAATATTCATCATCTTCGTCATAATATTCATCATCTTCATCATCTTGACAAGGCATCGCTGGAATCTCAGGATAATAAAAGAATGCTTCTAATGGTGCTTCTTCCGTTATTGTCTGACCATTTGTTGTGCAACCGAAATCAATAGCATGGCGACGTTTAGATACAGCATAATCATGTTCAGCTTCAGCAGATATCTTCTCAGCGTCTTCAATTCGCCATATTCTCTGCCAATCTGAACTATTTTCTCCTGGAGGATCGTATTGTGCTCCAGCATCATAAATTTCTCGAAAATTCAGACCATACCATTGCATCTCAAACTCACCAGCATAAAATCTGCCGCTATACATAACAAGATAATTAGGACCAACCTCAAGTCCTGCCCCACCTTGGCATGTCGTTTTGCTAAGATCAATCTCTGTTAATACTGGTGTCATTTGCTATCTCCTACAATTATGACACTATTATAACACAGATTTGATTCTTGTCAAGTCCGATTAAACTTTCAATGTATACTGCGTATCAGCGTCAGTAAACTTCTCTACTAACTCTCTGATTCTAAGTTCGAGATCTTCAACAGTTCCATTGTTTTCTATGATTTCGTCGACAGTGTGTCCAATCCAAGCGGTTTCACTTTCATGTGGTATCGAATTACAAGATTTCATCGTTTCAATTTCTCTAATATCATCTTCATCACAAAGACCACGATTGAAGAAATTCATTAACTGATAGAAATGCGGTTCAGGTCCTCTCTTGATACGAAACACAATACCACCATTTTCTCGAATCATATCAATTTCGTTAGGAAAACGACAATCCGTAATAACTGTATTTGGCTTTTCTGCATCAAGCCAGCGTTTTTCTACAGTGGAAATCCAAATATTTTCACCAAGCACATGTCTACATCCTTCGGTGCCAAGTAACTGTAATCCCATCCTGGGAGTAAAATTTTTGATGTCAAGACGCAGTGACCAAAACCTATCTGTCTGTTCGCGCTCAAATCTGCTTTCCGGTGTTGCGCCTTCCAGCATTTCTCTGTCCCATCCAAATATAGTTGATGCAGCATCTTTTAAGCTTTTAGCAAAACTGTCTGCTTTAAAATTATGGTTATTAACCATAAATTCACCCACAGTTCCCTTGCCGCAGTTGATAAATCCTACTACACCAACTAACATTGTAGTCTCCTTATTTGTTCTCTTTTTCTGCCTTTAACAATCTTTTAATATCATCGTTATTAAAAAAGTGGGCGTAGCCACCCTCGAGTTCAGCAATGCTGGTATCTTCCGCAAACATCATTTTACGATACATAGCATATGCCTCAGCATCTCGCTCTCTGGAAAACGCAGCCGTGTTATTATAGCTGTTAGGAACGATATTAAAATCTCTAAGACTTAAAGCAGAATTTGTATCTTTGTATCCATAACAGATATACTTTTCATCATCATTGAATGATGGTTCTTGATCGTCTGTTATAGCATTACCACGATGATCTTCGACTTTACCTACTTCCCACGTAAGGGTAAAACTTGTCCCAATATCTTGATCTTTACCGAACGGAGACGTCACTAGATATATGGTTTCACCGGTTAGTTTTAATAGTTCGCGAGGATCTTTAATTCTACCTGGCTGGTTTCCTAATCGTTTATCTACGACTGCAATACGTTCATCGAATGTTAAATCGGAAAAATCTTTCTCTGTATCTACCATTATTTTGCTCCACCTGTGTGATTTCTTAAT